TAAATCAGGATGCACATACCAATCCTCATGTTCACCATACGGGTGTCCTGCATGAACATCTGGAAATACAATGATATACCCACGCTTTGCTAGAATTTCACGAGAAATCTTACGTGTCTCAAAATAATCTCCACGATAAATATCATGTTCAAGTGTAATCGTGGCAAACTTGTAGGTGTCAAGTACATCTCTATCCAAATTTTCAAGCGTTATTAGTGTAGAGCGGTTCTCAACATCAAGATCCAACTGCAAGTAGTCAATATTCTTTGGAAATCCAACCTTCTCAAACTCATCACGGAAATTGATTTGTGTTGCATCACGAATCATATAATAGGATCTGGGCCGATGGATAGGATATAGATGTTCAAATGTATTGTCATACTCAATCATAAATCCAGACCATCCATATCTATTTTCCAGTAAATATGTATTATTCACACCAATCGGATGATTTGAACCTATTTCAAGAAAGGTTCCATTCGTCTTCTCCTTCATACACTTAATAACATAATAATCCTGCGCAGATTGACCATAGTATTTTTGCATTCTACAGTTTCTATCACCAATATCTTTAGGTTTAAAGTATTTACAAAGAATTCTATAAAATGCACCTTTTTTATATTACATGCGCAGTTACACCAACTGTAGAAAAATCTGTATTTTCATCTGATGTACGCTTGCTGCAAATTGTAAAGAGTATTGAATCTGTAAGAAAACAGGTTGCAAATCCATTTATTGTTCTCTTAGAAACAGGCTCTGCAACAGAAGAACAAAAGAGTTTTTTAGAGGGACTTGTTGATTTCTATATAACTATTAATGTGAGTTCACTTGTAAAGAGTCGAGGTGAAGCAACAATGATTTATACATTTCTTTCATCGCCCTGGTTTCAAGAAAATAAGGACCGATTTGAAACATTTAGCAAACTGTCTGGACGGTACTTTCTTCTTGATTCATTTGATATGACTCGTTATCCGCTTGACAAGATCTTCATTCGCTTTCGCTGGTTTACGGATGGTGAAGGTGTATTTGAAACGCGTTATTACAGAATTCCTCGTACAAAGATTGATGCATATGTGAATAATATGAATAAACTTGTCAATACTCACTATTATATTTTTAAACAACTTGATGTTGAACATATCTATTTTTTATGTGATTACTTCCCACTTGAAGACACTATTTATGACCAGCCTATTGGACTAGGAGGATGGGGAACAGGTGATGGACGATATTTTGAAGAATAAGATTAGATAAACTTAAACCCCTTAAGTTTCTTAGCACCCTTCGGCCACACAGTCTCTTGTAGAATCTTACGTGCATCTGTAAGTTCTTTCTCCTTGAACCCTGCATCTTTCAGACGTTCCTGTAGTTCCTTCGTTTCGAGTTCAGACTTGGAGTCCTCTATGCAATGTTGCTGAAACCAGAGAACAAGTTTCTTCTCCTTCTCCGTACAATCCAAGAGATTCTGCTTTGTGTAGAGTTCAGGATTCAGTACGCCCTTTACAATACCCTGTTGTTCCTCCTCTGAAAGAAGTTCTTTGAGAGTCGAAACAAGTTCCATCTCAGCCTGCTTTACAAGGCTCATCTGCTCAGCATAAATCTGATCCATCTTCTTTTTCTGATTCACTAAACTATTGCGCAGATTCTGCAGGGTTGTCATATGATTCTTCAAAAGATGCTGAATAATCTGCGCCTTTACCTTCATCTGTGAGAGTTCTTCTGAATCTGCCCGCTCCTTATGAACACCCATATACTCTCCAACTTCAAGCAAAGGACGAAGTCCCTGTAGATAGAGAACAGGGTCATCATGCTTGTAGAGATTGGAGAGATAGACAATAAAGCGACCATCTTCAAGGCGCTCAAGATCAATATCCGCAGGCTTTGTATGACCCGCAATTCCATTCGTAAGAGACACCATAAATGCAACCTTCACATCTGGATTTGACCGCATATCACGACGCAGTTTCTCCACTTCGTCTTTGTTAACAGCACGACCATAATTCTTGGTTTCCCAGATAACCTTCATATTATTGTACATCATGTGATGGTCACCACTCTGCGCCTCCTTTCCCTTAGCAACTAACTCAAATCCAGGCCCCATGCCGAAGGCGCGCGTAATCAAATCCTCGACGCGAAGTTCACCGAGTCGCCCCTTCTCCTGTGAGCCAACCTGACGATTGAGTGAATCGGCAAGTTTCTGTAAGCGTTCTTGAAGTGCCTGATTTTCACGCGATGCTCGGTCAATCTGCTTGTCTTTCTCAGCCAGCAGTTCACGAAAGGTGTTGCGACATTCATCCTGAATCTGCTTACGGAGGTCAGACTTCAGACTCTCATCAATGGACAACTTTGACTGTAGATGACTAAGGGATTCCTCAAGGCCGCGCTTCTCTCTTTCAAGGCGATCACGAGTTGTAAGATGCTTCTTCTCAAGTTGAGTGACAAGATCACTATTACACTCTTCACGAATTGTTTCCTCGGCAGCCTGGGCTGCAATCGCACCGAGGCGTAGGGCTAGCGAAGTTTTATCAGGAGATTCCGTGTGATAGAACTTCGGTAGAGTAAAGGTAGCAGGCACGCGTAGACTGATTTGAATGGGTTCCATTTAAATGAGTTTCGTCAAAAAAGTTTAAACCGTTTGGAGAGATAGAATGACCCTCCGTATACTGACTTACAATATACGCGGTCTTCCTTGGGTATCATGTCCAATTGATGATATCCTTTCATGGATTTTCAAACGGAAGTGCGATATTGTCTGCCTACAAGAAGTCTTTACACGAAGACTCCAACTGGCTATTGAATCACAGGATGAATGGAATGTCTTCTTTTCAAAGGGAAGTACATGTGCTGGACAGGCGGCAGGATTTTACTCTGGTGCTGGACTCTGTACATTGGTTCGGCGTGATGCAAAGATACTTGGAGAGTCAACATTTATACCATTTACCGATGCAGGAGGTGTAGATCGATTTGTCTCAAAAGGACTGCTTCATGTTCCTCTGGAAATAAATGGGCGACGGATAGATATTCTAAATACACATTTTCAATCGGATCTTACACAAGTGTCCTGCTTTCGTATCAATTATCCTGCCGTTCGATTCAATCAAGAAAAACAGGCGGACTTTATCTGTAAACAGTATGCATTTCCACTTCTCTGTGGTGATTTGAATCAAGATTCATTCCATTACTTTGATAAATTTGATGATACAGATGAAATCACCTTTCCAGAAACTGGAGAACATTTAGATCATCTATTGTATTCGAGTGATCAACGTCATATGTTTATGAATAAAAAGACAACATATATGCACAGTATAACACTGAGTGACCATATTCCTGTACTCTATGAATTTGAACTCAAACCAACTCACACTCTTCACGACACACGGGACATGTTGTATTCTTCTTGAGCCACTCTACAATTGCGACCCTTTTAAAGACATGTTGGCAACTAGTCACTGCAGCCGTTGCCTCTTGAATAGGCTCAAAGGTGATTGGACAATCTGTACCTACAGCCGCCTTTATAATTGCACGAATTGTATGGGGCTTGAGAAATTGTTGAACAGGACACGGAACTGGAACCTCTTCTTCAGGCTCCTCTTCCAGAAGTCCAGGAATCTTTTCATGAAAACTCTTAAGAAAGAGACTACGAATACCAATTGCAGTCAATGGAGCCTCTGCCTTGAGTTTTGCTTGACAGACAGGATAGAAAGAGGGTGCTGCAGAATCTAGAAAGTTATAGGAGTCAAGTTGAATTACAGGGAAACAATCAGTATCAGTAGTAACGTAGAGATTTGTGATTCTCTGAAACGATTTACCCTCAATACTACCAAAGAGATCACGGTCATCCTCTAGAGCAGTATGAACAAGAACTGGATTCTGTTCACGAAGAGATAGAGGACCCAGTGCACTATTCAGAAGAACAAACTTTGGCCTAGGATGAACCTGCGTACAGGCTACAAAGATAGATGGAAACTCGTCAGGATCTAGGTGGTTAAAACTACCGTTGGAACGCTCAAAGAGATACATTGTTATAGGATACTATTTACTAAGGCGCAGTAAAAAATTCAATTTTTTTGATTGTAGTGACTTAATGTCTAGACAGTGGCTGTACTATTACAGAAGGGTGGAATAGGATATGCACTCTGATTGATCATGTAGCCACAGGTGCGATTGAGCAGCGCAGGAAGCATGTCCGTGTTATTGAAGGTGGAGTTCAGAAACTGACTGGCGTTATGGAGAAATGCATCCATGAAGGTTGCATTCATCAGAGTACTATTGTAAAATGCCATTGCATTCTCCTGAATGACATTGAGAGCAGCAACCGTGACCTGCTGGACAACAGAGTTCGTCGTGATGAAGTAGAGGAGAATGAGTTCAGAAAACATTTTATGATGGCTATACTGATACTGTGGAGGGTCGTGAAATCAAATTTTTTGGCGGGCCACCATTTTTGCTACGCTAGTATAGTATGAACATCTTTGAAAAACTTTTCTGTTTCCCCTCTTTTTCAATTCTCCGTTTTCTTATTGCAATCACTCTTCTTCAGTTCTGGTGGATTGCAATCTGGGGGTTGGCTTACATGGCAATTGAAGCAGTTGCTGGTAAGTCAAAAAATACTGAATTCTGGATTTACATTGGACTTTTACTCTGTACGGTTCTCATTATTCAAATGGATCCATCTCTTGTGGAGCGGCTTTGACGACTCTTTTTCTTATGACGACGACGTGATTTCTTAGCAGGCCTGCGCATTCTACGACCACCCTTTGAAGCGGATGGGAGTATGTCAAGTGCAGTTTCAATAGGCGACCAATTTGTAGTATCATGCGATGT